GTTTTTGCATACACACTGAAATTTTGAGTTTTCAGTCCTAAGTTTTAGAAAAGATTTGAAAGAAGGTGAGGTTATGGAATGTCCGGAATTATTGGCCGAGATCAAGCGGCTAAAAGGTGAATTTCCCGGAGCCGATGAAAATAAATTAAGGGCGCTTGATGCTTTGATTGAACAAGCAGCCTTTGAAAAACTGTATCTTAAGCGGTTAAATGAACAGGCAATCTCATCTGGACTGGTAGAATTTCACCCGGGAAATCCTAAAATTCAAAGGGTACTGCCAATATCAAACGCTATTGCTAAGCACTCAGCAACACTGACAAACATTATGGACAAGCTGATGAAGCACTTAGCAGCAGAAATGGATGATGAAGATGACGGACTTGATGACTACGAATGAACTATGCAAGAAATATCATAGATCTTACTTACTGGACTACATCAGGAAGTGCAAATCAGGTGAGATAATAATCGGCAACGAGCTTATGCAGATGCTCGATATCTTACTTGAAAACTTTCAGAATCCAAACTACAGATATAACACTTCTGAGTCAGATATAAGGATAAAGTTTATCGAGAAGGAGTGCAAACACTATGAGGCTCCGTTTGCAGGGAAGCCTTTTATACTAACGCTAAGACAGAAAGCTTTTACCGAAGCTCTATATAGTTTCAAAATGTATGATGAGGAACTGGGGAAGTGGGTCAGACTGTTTCAGGAATCATTATTACTGATAGCCAGAAAATGCGGCAAGACTCCTTTTGTATCAGCGCTGGTATTGGCCGAGTATTTCTGCGGTGAAATGGGGACAAAAGCTCTATGCTCCTCAAACGATTATGAACAAGCGGACCTGATGTTCCAGGCAATCAACGCTATGCGAGAGGAAAGCCCAAGGCTTGAGAGGGTAACTCGGAAGAACATCAAAGGGATACACTTTGGCAACCCTAAGAACAGAAAAACAAAAGGCAAGTTTAGTTATAAGAATAAAGGCAACATCCGAAAAATATCCGCAAAGACCGGAGCAAAGGAAGGTAAGAACATAAAGGTTGGAGCGGTGGATGAGATCCACGAGCTTAAAAATAACTCATCAATAATGCCGATAAGACAGGCTCTGTCAACTCAAGACGAGCCTTTATATTTTGAGATGACAACGGAAGGATTTACAGAGGATGGATACCTTGACGAAAGACTAAGAGAAGCAAGACAGGTCCTTAAGGGAGAACTTCACAGGCCACGATGGCTCATATGGTTGCATACACAAGACAGCGAAGAGGAGATATGGCAGGATGAGAGGAGCTGGGAGAAAAGCAATCCTGATCTTGGAGTAATAAAGAAAAGATCGTTCCTCCGGCAGATGATAGAGGAAGCGAAAACTAATTCAGCGACTCGTGCCTTTGTACTGGCTAAGGACTTCAACATAAAACAAGCGGCTGCGCAGGCATGGCTGCAGATCAGCGAGATAGTAAACCTTGATACTTTCGAACTTAAAGATTTTGCAGGGTCCTTTTATATATCCGGCAACGACTTTGCCGAGACAACGGACCTTTGCTCATCAAGCATACTGCTGAAAAGACCGAACGATAAGAAAAGCTATATCCATACTCACTACTGGATACCTGAAAGCAAGTTAGAGAATAGCCCGGATGATTTTGACTACAGGGAAGCAGCTCGTGAAGGGTGGCTAACGATCGTAGAGGGCAACTCCGTTGACAGTGCGATGGTAGCAAACTGGCACTATGAACTACTAAAAGAGTATGACCTAAAACCATATAAGAGTGGGTATGATAACCGCTTTGCAAAGGACTTTGTAAACAGATACACTGAAATTTTTGGAGAAAAGATCGCTATCAACATACCGCAGGAAGCAAAAGTCCTTAACAACCCGATGAGAACGCTCGAAGCTGATATGCGAGATGGCAACGTAAACTACCAAAACAACCCTGTTTGTGTTTGGTGCTTCAAGAATACAGGGATAAAGCTCGATACTTTAGGGCGAATAATGCCTCATAAGATGCAAACCATAAAGCGCATAGACGGTACCGCCTCAAAGATAATCGCTTATGCGACCCTTGAGTGGCACCGTTCAGAGTTTATGTCGCTTATAAATTAAAGCGAGAGGGGTGAAAAATTGGGCTTAGCAAATTATTTAAAAGGCATATTTGGCGGGAATGCTACGCTATACAAACTATGGCTTGCAGATCAGCAGCCAATCTTTACAAGCTTCGGGAAAGACATATATCTATCGGATTTTGTTAACAACGCAATCGATAGAGTAGCAAGCGAGATCGCTAAGATCGACATAAAAAGCATAGTTGAAATCGGAGATATGTTGCAGGTACAGAACGACGATATAACCAGACTGTTTAGATTCAAGCCGAATCCGCTACAAACCACAAGCGACTTCTTGGCAAATGTTGAGTGGCTTAGAAGAAAGAAAGGGAACGCTTTTATTTATCCACAATATGAAATAGTTACCGCTCCAAGTGGCCGGCAATTCAAAAGGTATACCGCCTTCTACCCTCTCAATCCTATGAAGATTGGAATCGGAGTAAATGCCGGGCAGGTATGGGAAGTACAATTTGATTTTGAGGATGGCAGCAGCTATATCTTGCCATATGAAGATCTGATCCATATGCGATGGAGAAGGGGCAAGAATACCATAATCGGTGGAGGTGACGACTACGGGGAGATGAATGATTACGGGCTATTAAGAACCCTTGATGCTCTCGATAAAACCATCCAAGGACTCCCGAAAAGTATAGAAGCAAGCCTTCAAATCAAAGGTGTCTTTGCAGCTAAGACTTTAGCAGATCAGGATAAACTCAAAAAAATTAGAGATGACTTTGAAGATCATATAGCAGTAAGCAAATCAGGAATGATTGCTACAGACCTCGCAGGCGATTTTACTCCAGTAAATATTAAGGCTGCAGATATACCTGACAATGCGCTCCAGTTTCTAAAGGCAGTGATCCAGGAAAGATACGGAGTATCAGCAGCGATTTTATCAGGTGATTACAACGGAGAGCAGCATAGCGCCTTTTATCAAACAGCAATTGAAGAGTTTATAGTACAGTTTGAGCAGGCTGCTACAGCTTGCTTGTTTAGCTTAAGGGAGCAGGATGTAGGCCACAGGATAAAAGGTTACTATTCGAAGGTGCAGTACATGGATGCGAAGAACAAGTTAGAGCTTTCAAACCTTGCGAAGGAAACAGGCATCATGACACTCAACCAGATAGGCGAGATGTTTGGTATAGAGCCTTTCCCGGAAGGGAATCGAAGGCTGCAGTCGCTTAACTACATGAACATCAACGAGGTTGACGCATATCAGAAAAGCAAGGCAGGAGTAAAGGAGGGAGAAGATGAGCAAGGAGAAGAATAAAGGGCAATTTCCTGATGGGAAATACATCAAACGATGTTTTGATTTTACTGAAGCAAGGGTCAACGATGAGGGGAACTTAGTCGAAGGGCATGCTGCTGTCTATGATCAGAAAGTATCCATAGGGGATTGGTTTTATGAAACCATACAAAAAGGTGCATTTGATAAAACTGATTTGTCTGATGTCGCTTTGTTTTTAAATCATAAGTGGGACGATCTGCCACTTGCAAGAAGTAGAAAAAGTATACCCAACTCTACTATGAAGGTAGGGCCGGATGATAAGGGCCTTTTCATGAGCGCTGGTTTGGATGTAGAGAACAATGCAAACGCAAGGGCCTTAGTATCAGCCATAAAAAGGCAGGATGTAACAGGCATGAGTTTTGCATTTATTGTAGGCGATGAGGAGTGGAAAGATTTAGACACTAAGATGCCTACGAGGATAATCAAATCAATATCTAAAGTTATAGAAGTATCAGCAGTTACACATCCTGCATACGATGCGACAGATATTGGCGCAAGATCCAATTCGCTGGAGAGCGATAGGATAGCTCTGGAGAGAGCGAGAAGCGTAAATATAAATTCAACAAGTAGAGAAGTAGAAGCACTAAGACTAAAAATTAAAATCAAAGGAGAGATGAAATAATGAAAGCTAAACTAATGGAACTGCTTGCAAAGAAAAAGGAAGCAAGAGACGCAAAGGTCAACAAGTCAAGCACAATCGAGAACATTGAGGAGCTAAGAAACATCATGACAGAGGTTGATGCTCTTAACGCTGAGATCAGATCACTTGAGGATATGATCAAAGGCATGGATGATGAGCCTACTAACGAAAGGACCACTGCAGTCAACGGA